CAGTTAGGTAAAGGGTATGTTTGGGAATGTCAGTGTGAACTCTTCGAGTACAGCGACGAGGAGATTGATACTGGTATCACAGACCTTGATGCTATCGAGACTGCCTTTGCAAATGCTATTACAGTTGGTCTCGTAGCTGGTGGAAGTGGAGACTTTACTGTTGGGGAAACTGTTACTGGAGGATCATCAAATGTTACGGCTGAGGTTAAGTCTTGGGATAGTGCTTCTAGGACTCTCATCGTTATCAATCGTTCTGGTATCTTTACTATCCCAGAAACAGTTACGGGGGGAACATCTAGTGCCTCTTGGACAACTGCTACATATAATACAATAGATAATAAGGCAGTTACCTATGATCAAAATTATGAATTTGAAACTGCCGACGATGATATCATTGACTTCTCCGAATCAAATCCATTTGGTTCTATCGGATCTACTACTGACTTGACAATCTAATGCTAGGAACTTACTCGTATAACGAAATATTTCGTAAAACTATTATTGCCTTTGGTACATTATTCAATAATATTGAACTAAGGAGATCTGATGAGGTGATGAAAGTTCCTCTTGCTTATGGTCCTAAGCAAAAGTTTTTGGCACGTTTAGATCAGAACCCCGATCCAACAAATAAAAGAGTTCAAATAACTCTACCTAGAATCTCTTTTGAAATAAATGGAGTCTCTTATGATCCTACAAGAAAGGTTTCTCCAACTCAGAAGATAAAAATTAAAAAGGATTCTACTCAGAATTACAATACATATATGCCAGTTCCATATAATTTGGATTTTGAAATGGCAGTTATATCAAAAAATCAGGATGATGGGTTACAGATTGTAGAACAAATACTACCATTCTTTCAACCTCATTATAATCTAGCAGTCAAGTTATTAACTAGTATGGCTGAAGTTAAAGATGTTCCTGTAGTTTTAAATAGTCTTGAATATGAAGATGATTATGAAGGAGATTTTTCAAATCGTAGAGCAATCATTTACACATTTCAGTTTACTGTAAAGACATATCTATACGGACCAATCCACGAGTCCAAGACTATCAGAAAGGCACAGGTCGATTACTATACATCAACCAATACTACTTCTGCACCAAGACAAGTTCGTTATGCTGTTACACCTGCATCTACTATTGATAGAGATGGAACAGTTGTTACAACTGTAGGTACAGCAATAGGAACTACTGAAACAACTTTAGTTGTTGCAGATGCATCTAATATTGCTCAATGGGATAATATTTACGTTGATACTGAGACCATGCGAGTATCTAAAAAGGTTGGTAATAATCTAACTGTTATTCGTGCATGGCAAGGGACTGCTGCAGGTAGTCATGCTTCAAGTGCAAGTGTTTATAAGATAGATGCTACTGATGATGCATTAGTGGATTCAGATGATGACTTTGGATTTAATGAACTTACTAGTGAGTTTACAGATATGAAGAAGTATAATCCTACTAGTGGGTCAGATGAGGCAATCTAATGAAAGAGTTCGATGGTCTTAATAATGCTTTTGGTGCTGAACCGTCAGAATTACAAAAGCATGTAGAGAGTGTAAAACCAACTCTCAAGAAAAGTGAAGAAGGAGATGTAAAGCAAGACTATGAAATGAGTCGTGCTAATTTGCATAACCTAGTTATGAAAGGTCAAGAAGCATTAGATGGTATAATGGATGTTGCACAGAGTAGTGATCATCCTAGAGCATATGAAGTTGCTGCTTTAATGATTAAAAACGTTGCAGATACAACAGATAAGTTGATTGATCTACAGCGAAAGATGAAAGATTTAGATGCTGAAGATAAGAAAGTTACAAATAATACTACCAATGCAATGTTCGTTGGAAGCACAAGTGATCTTCAGAAGATGTTGAAAAATATAAATAATAAGACAACTGAATCTACATAGACACGACAATGACAGTAATTAATGTATTAAGTACAAACGCCGTTGCAGCAGGAGCGACAGAATACCAAGTCGTAAAGACTGGATTTTATCGTGTTATTGGTACCGCAGGAGATGCTACTATAGCATTTAATGACGGACCTGCAATCACTCTGATACAAGACGAGGCTATATTATTAAAAGGTGGTAAGCCTGGTCATGCAAAGGTAGTTAAGGCAGTAGATGATTCTACAGCAGATTATCAATTAGGATTACATCTGCAAGAAACATCATCACAACATCCTTTCTCTAGTGGCGATTATATCGCTGTTGAAGATGATAGTACTTCACCTGCTATTGATAGTAATTTTCTCTCTGCAGGAACTGTAGGTAAGAAGATAACTGCAGTTGTTAATAATACAATTAGTACAGATATAGATTCATCGAGTGCGTCAGCTGACTACACATATGCATACTCTGGTCCTCAAGCAGTTGTTAAACGTTGCGTTAAAGTCGCAGTAACTGGCAATGCAATAGTCCTAGAGGAAATACAAGTAGTAGGTGGTTAAATGCCAGCCGTTAATCAAGAAGCAGAACGTATAGTTAAAGGTATGAAGCGTCAATCAGCGAAACGCTTCAGGAAACTATATGGGACACGTGACAAGGAAGTCATGTATGCAACGGCAAACAAATTAGCTCAGAAAGAACAGCTCAAAGTTATGTATTATCAAGATTTCATCAACATAGTAGAAGGTAATCCTACCACTAGAATGTTAACCAAGTCAAAGACAAAAGTGACTGGTCATATCAGTGCAGATAGGGGTGGAGATGAAAAAGCGAATAGATCGAAACGAAAGGGTTTAGAAAAAGATTTAAAAAAGAAAGGCATCGGATATAAGAAAGGTGTCGGAGAATACAAATACGACGATGGTAAGACAGGTAGAGAAGTATCCTATCAAACTACAAAACCAGATAAAATGAGCAAGAGGAAGTTTGGAAAATTAACTCGCCGTCTTGGTCGTAAACATGGACAAGAATCTGTAATTACCAAAGACAAAAACAAACCCGCTAAGTTACACTATACTGATAAGAGTAAGAAAAAATCTGAGACTGTTGGCAAATCAAAAGCAGGAAAGCACCCAGATAGTTATGGTGAAACATCAGGTACTAAGGTAAGAAGTGGAAAACTCCCCAAGAAAACAAACAAAGCAGCATACCACTACAACAAATAAAGACTTTCAAGAAATATTATTAAGGGAACTAGCAAGACTACAAGACGAGAAGTTATGTCGTAAGTCTCAGTCCCCTAATGATGTGTTGAATCGAAAATAATGTTAGGTATTAGTTACTACTCCTCCTACTAAATAATCGAGTAACGTGGAGTTGAAACTATCATGTCCCACTATACTGTCGGTTATCACGACGAACAGAGACATATGCTGGAAATTTGTACGTATGCACATGATGCGTATGAAGCCATAGAAGACGTAAAGGAGGATGTACCATATTTAAATGGGCATCCTCATTATATTGATTACGTCTTGCAAGATAAATCATGAAAGATGAAATCATGTGGTGGATGAGCAGATTAACTATCATGCTCACTTCACTCTTTCTTTCATTCACATTAGCAGCGAAAGCATATGCTGCTGATATACAAATGGGTTCAAATGGGAATTTAGTTTTTGAACCAAATGATATTACTATCAATGTAGGAGATACCGTCACCTTTACCAACGGAGCACTACCACCACACAATATGGTAGTAGCAGATCATCCAGAGTTATCTCATGGAGATTTAGCATTCGCTGTTGGTGATAGTTTTGATGTTACCTTTCCAGAAGCAGGAGACTATGAGTTTCAATGTGATCCTCATGCTGGTGCTGGAATGAAGGGTGTAATCCATGTTAAATAGAATTACTTAAACTTTGTAATGAAATGGATTATAAAACTGCTGGTGTAGACATCGAAGCAGGAAAGAATTTTGCACAACGAATTAAAGATAAAGTTCCTACTCTTGGACTAGGGTTCAATGGTATGATGCAAATTCCTGATGGGTATGAGAAACCTGTATTGGTTTCTGGTGCTGATGGCGTAGGCACTAAAATTAATATCGCAAAGATACATAGGGAATTTACCACTATAGGTATTGATCTCGTTGCTATGTGTGTCAACGATGTAATCACTTGTGGTGCTAAACCTTTATACTTCTTAGATTATATTTCTACTGGTAAGATATCTCCTATCATAGATGAGATTATGGAAGGTATTCTTAAGGGATGTGAGATAGCAGGTATGGATCTATTAGGTGGAGAAACTGCTGAACATCCTAGACCTGCACCACCACCAACATATGATGATGATCTTGATCTTGCTGGATTCTGTACAGGTATTGTAGAAAAGAATGAGATTATAGATGGTAGTCTTATTAAGAAGGGTGATAAGATAATTGGTTTACCTAGTAGTGGAGTGCATAGTAATGGGTATAGTTTGATCCATGAACTTATATGGAGACAGAAGATAAAGTATAGAGATAT